CTACGCTCTTATCCATGCAATCGCCTGCTGAATGTAATCTGGCGCGATGAGTTCAGCACCCTTTTTTTCGAGTAGTTGGAACGCGGCGTCCGTCTTGTTCTTCAACATGTACTCTTCTACGGTTAGTGTCTTGCGGCCCGCTGCGAACTGACCGTCACAAATGGCCTTGTTATCTTGGTAAACGCAAACTTCGAAGGTGTACCGCGCATCGTTGGTGTCCGCGAAAACCTGGATGGAAGCCGAGGCAAAGTCAGCGTAGTTAGCGACACAATTTTCCTGGTAGTCGCCATCGTTATCACGGATGACGGCGACCTTGATATCGAGCAGCTTGGCGAGTTCAAGGTAGCGCTTAAAACTCGTGCCATCCACAGATATCACATGGATACCGTCTGCGTCGGTGCTAACACCTTTGGCGCTATTCTTATAAAGGGCATCCATGAGAATGAACTCGGCATCGCCCTCCACAAGTATTGCCTTCTTACAAAGAGCAAGCTCCAGCACGTTGTTGTCAGGGGCCTTCATAAAGAAATTGGCTGTCTCCTGGCTGAGATCCTTGAGGGAGGCTGATCGAGACGGGCTCTCCTCGCTCAATATAATCACCTTCTTGAGGTTCAGTCGTGTTGCGATGAAACTGCTGTGCGTGGCGATAAAAAGTTGTTTTTTGACAGATGCCCTAATGCGCTCGATAAGCTTGTGCATATGGACATGACTCAGATGGTTCTCAGGCTCTTCGAGAAGCAGAACATCGAGAACGTGTTCGCGGTTGCGTAAAGCAAACTCCGTCTTGATAAAGCACTGGCGGCCTTTGCCCTTGCTGTCGATTGGAATATTATTTTCCGTGATAATGATGTCCGTTTCGACATTCGCTTTCGGACTTGTACGGATATCAAATTTGTAGATATCCAACGTATCATTCATCGCCTTGAAGACATCATCCTTAAACTGTAACTTGGCCTTTCGGTACTCGAAACCGTGAAGATTGCGCTGAATGACAGATGCGTGCGCCGCGTACATGGAGCGGGTGTACTCACGGGTGGCGTATTCGTTGTTGATCTGAGAGCTGTCGATGATTAGATGCTTGAGTGGTTTTTTGTATGGAAAGAAAGCCTCGTCCGTGAAGGTTAGGAACTGGACGCCGTAGTACTCGAAAGGGAAATTGTCATGTTTCTCGGCCAAGATTGCCTGAATCTCCTTGGTGTACTCATCAACGGGCTTGCACACCATCTTGATGCCAAGATGATCTGTCCCCTTGCTATTGTTTCGCCCGTCGAGATCGTGGTGGCCGTCAATCCCGTCAATGTATACCTCCACTAGAAGTTCTGGAAGATCAGTGATTTTCCTCTCGCCGCCCAAAAAATCTGCGACGCAATCTGCATTGAAAATGGTTTCAAGGCCGAGCGATTCCACCTTGCTTCGGCTGGCACTGAGTACGATATCCAGTGCTTGGAGAACGGAGCTTTTTCCCGCCTCATTACCACCAACCAAAATATTCAGTTCAGGATCGAACTCTAGTTCAAGACTTTTGAATCTTTTGAAATTTTTCAGAACCAACCTTCTTATAGTCCCCACCACTTTCCCTTCCCATGAATAATTGCTTTTTTGTCTAGAGGATTCCCCCCCCATCACTGACAGTGATTGTTCTCCCTACTGCGTATCAGTGAAGACTCAAATTTAGCTTTTTATATGCGCTATTGGCAGGATAGGTCTGTAGGCTTCATCTTTCCAGTGCTATCGAAGCAAGGGTGCGAGGTCGGCTTCGCGCATCCAGGCGGTCAAGCTAAGTGGCAGGATATTACCCGACCAATACTGGTTTTGTTTGCTGATGTGAGGATGCGCAGCTCGGGGCGCTGCGCATCCTTCGTTCTGGATAGGGAGCGAAGGAGCGGGCTATGATGGTGCAAGAAACCTGCTGCTTGTTAGCAATCGTTCTGCTACAGCGCGACCGAGCTTCCTTTCTCAAGGCTCTTATCTGGCTCCCAGCCCACAACGCAGCACTCCCTCCAAGCGGCTGAAGCAGAGCTAACTCCTTGCTCCTTATAGAGTTTCAGGCTCTTGTGATTTGCGCGAGAGACTTGACATTGCCCATTTTTTATGCCCGGAGATCCTGCATGACCATCAACGTCGACGACGTAAAGTTGCTCAAGTCCCAGCGCCTGACCGACGAGGAAGACGGTGGCGGCCGGGCCACCGGTGAGGCGGTGACAGATGGGGAGATGAACAACCTCTTTCCCGACATCAGCCGCCTTGACCGCACCCTGGGCCGCATCGCCCTGCGCAAGGTGTTCGCCGGGGTGATGACCGACAATGCCGATCCTTACCTCGGCGCCCACTCAATCGTCACTGAGGCCCCGGCTGACCCCCGCGTCAGTGTGCTGCTGTTCAATACTGACTCCCAGACGGATGAGCGGGCCGATGCTCGCTCCATTATCGAGGGGTACGTCGTGCCCAGCACGACGGCAGCCTTCGAACTGCTCGGTGACCAATTCGCTGGTCAGCGGGCAGTAACGGGGCTGCAGCGGGTGGAAGCGCGCCTGCCCGAGGTGGGCGAGGTCTATCAGCTGGTGGACGGCACCTACTCGCAGTACGTGCGCATCCAGGCGGTTGAGCCGACGGTCGAGGAGTTTGTCTGGGCATACGATAGTGGCAGCTTCGTCACCTTCACCCGCCGTCGGTTGTCGCTGAGTATTTCCTCGCCACTGCTGCGCAAGTTCCCCGGTGGCCAGCCACACCCGACAGGTACCACCCCGAAAAACCTGAACGGCGCGGACAAAAGCCAGGTGCTGTCCACCCAAGTGGCCGACGCCGCCCGATACTTCGGCATCAGCCCCTTGGCCAGCGCGATCACCGCGGGCGACATGAATCTGGATGTGCAGTCGGTGTACGCGCAACTGGTACCCAGTGCCACCCGGGAAAGCGCCCTGACCAACCAGCCCGGTGGCGCGCGCGGCAGCTACCAGGTTGCCAGCTCGCCCAGCAATCGCACATTTGCATTGACCTTCACCCAGGTGGAGGCGGGGCACAGCAGGGCATTCTTCACCACCGGCGTTTATCCGCAGTCGGTCAACCTGAGTATCGGCGGTGGTGTTTACGCAGACGACGGCGCGGGTGAGCTGACCCACCGCAGCGGCAGCAGCGGCTTCACCAGGATCACCATCGACTATGAGACTGGCGAGATCAACGCCTGGCGCTCCTCGGCCTTCACCGGATCGGCATCGGTCACCTACCGGCCTGCGGCCTCCGTCACCGGGCAGGCGGTTACCGGCAAAATCGACATCACCCTGGGCAGCCGCGGCTACGCCTACACACTGAACCTCTCGGCAGCCAAGCCCCGGCCGGGCACCCTGGCCGTCAGCTTCATGGCGCTGGGCAAATGGTACGAGCTACGCGATCGCGGCAATGGTGAGCTGACAGGCGAGGGCAGTGGCACGGTCGACTTTGCCAGTGGCGCCGTGAGCGTCAGCCTGGCGGCGTTGCCGGATGTCGGCTCCAGCCTGATCTACAGCTACATCGGGCAGCTGGATGACAACGTCATCAGTCATGTTGGAGTGGGGCCGGCACCGGATCTGCAGTTCGAGCACCGCTTGCCTCACGACGGCATCGAGCCGGGCAGCGTGACGGTCACCCTGACCATTGGTGATGAGCCGGTGGCGATGACAGACGAAGGGGACGGCACCCTGACCGGCGCCGCCGGTACCGGACGCATTGTCTACGCCACCGGCATGCTGACCTTGAAACTGGCCACCACGCCTGACGCGGCCAGCAGCATCCTGTTTGACTATCAACGCGCCGGGACCGATATCGACGTGCCACTGACCGCCAGCCCGGACACCGGGGGCATCATCACCGGCACCATTCCCGGCGCACCGCTCAACCCAGGGAGCGTGCAGATGCGTTGGCAGAGTCAGCGCAAGGCCACCATTCCCAGCACCAACAACGCGACCACTGCTTACACCGGCACTGTGCTGGTGGACCACGAAGCCGCCGACGACGGCACCGGCAACTGGATCGGTTACCTGGGCAGCATCAATTACACCACCGGGGCATTCAGCCTGCAGGTGGAGCAGGCCTACGACTACCACGAGCACGAAGTGCGCTATGAACTGATTGAGGTATAAGCATGGCCATATTGGCAGGAAAGCCCTACCGCTCGGTGGCCAAGGCCACGTCCACCGTGGTGCCCCGGCAGGAGATATTCGGCGGTACCGTGATGGTGCGGGCGCAATCAGCCGGCACCGACTACGAGCCGCAGACCGACGGTATTGCAGCGCCGGAGCTCACCATCGATGTGTTACCCGGCAGCGCTGACCCCATCGTCCCCGGGAGCCTCATCTTCGAATGGGGCGGTCAAACCTATATCGATCGTTCGGGCGTGCTGTTCCGCTCCATCAGTACGGCCACCAACGCTGGAGTGGCGGTGGGCACCATCGACTATGCAGCCCGCAAGGCCACACTGCAGACCTACCCAGCCGCCCAGGGCGGCGCGATCAACCGGCTGGCCTGCCTGACCAGCAATGGCGGCTTCTCGACCACGGACTTGTACTTCCGTACACCTGGTGCACCGCTGCGGCCGGCGAGCCTGCAGATCACTGTGGTGCGGGCAGATACCTCCGAGATCGTCACCGGCACGGCGGACCTGAACGGCAACGTCTCTGGCGGCGGCATCATCCACGGCACCGTGGATGCCCAGACCGGCGTTGTCAGCCTGCGATTCAACACCGATCCGGAGGACGCGGTCGGCGTGACCGCAGTGCCGATTATCGCGGCGCTGGTCACCTACAACGCAGTGGTGCAAACCAGCATGCCGATGTCGGCTGATCTGCTCGGGCTGGACCCGGTGCGCCTGCCAGCCGATGGCCGTGTGCCGATCTACCGTGAAGGGGATGTGCTGGTCATTCACCACACCGCCGAGCAGGACGTGACCCCAGAGGCTGGCCAGACCGTGGCCCTGGGCAGGGCGTACCAAGCTGCCATTGAGGTGGCGGACAGCCTGGGCGCGCCGCTGGACCCGGCACAATACAGCGTTGACCGCGAGTTGGGGCTGATCACCTGGGCCACGCCGGTGCAGCTGCAGGACCCCGACGGCGGCCCACTGACGCCACCGCTGACCCTGCGCGACCGGGTCGAGCATATGACCGTCTGCACCGAGGTGCAGATCACCGGCGCCGTTGGCATCGGCTCGCCCATGCCGTGGGACCTGCCAGCCGGGGAGACCATGGTCAGCAGTGCAGTCACCTGGGGCGACCTGCAGGCCCGGCTTTACCGCTGGTTCACCCAGCAAACCTGGAACCAGAGCTCGCCCAACTGGACCGATGCGCCTATCGGCGGCAGCACCACGGCCCAGTACAACCAGCTGAACTACCCGCCGATCATCACCAACATCGGCGCGATCGCGGGCAAGTGGGCGTTGGTGTTCACCAGCGCCACGTCCTTCAACGTGGTGGAAGAAAAGCTCGGGGTAATAACTACGGGCAACACGACATCCGACTGCGCCCCCATCAACCCGGCTACAGGGTCGCCGTACTTTACGATCCGGCGGGAAGGGTGGGGCAGCGGCTGGGCAGCAGGCAACGCCGTTCGGTTTAACACCGACGCCTGCCTGGGGCCGATGTGGGTAGTGCGGACCGTGCTGAGTGGGCAGGGCACAGTGGATGATGATCGGTTGAGATTGCAGATTAGAGGGGATGCGGACTGATGGCTGATGCGATTTTGTACTCAAGTATGGATGCCGCCGGCCCTGGCTTGCCCACTGCCGGCTCGCATGTTGAGCGAATGTACAACGTTCTAGTGCCCTGTTTGGTTACCGGCTATGGCGCGGGAGCTGAAGCGAAACCGGGGCAAAGTTGGTCCTTAGCGCATGCCGAGCTGCCGAATGGGTTTACGCTCCAAGCTCCGGATGGCGTGTATTACATCTTTTATAAAGGGTCCGGACTGCGCTATAGAGAAACGTATTGCCAAGTTTACATGGCGGAAGCGCTTAGCTTATTTGAATACCCGCCCATAGGAACAAACGTCCGGTCTGGAGATTACAGTCCCGATTATTGGGCGGGCGTTACCGACCGACTATGGACGAGTGCTCTTTGTGCAACGCGCACAAATTCAGCCTGGTGGCTTATAGCGCGAGGGGCGCAAGTTATATTTTCCACGGTCGGTATGGATGTTGATTCCACTTTAGGGTCAAGTGCATCCTCATTATCGGATCACGGCGATTTAAGTTTTTTGGGTAGCCTTGTGCTTAAAGCGCCTAACGCCCCAATTGCAGGTCCCCAGAACGCCTTTTTCCTTGGCGGTTTGAAATGGCCGGAGAATCTCGACTCTGCAGGATCGTCTTATCGCCGAGGCGGGAATATGTTCGGAGAAAATATTCGATTAAGAGACCCCTTGACCGGAATTGTTGAGCAGGGCGCTCTGGGCGCGATTGAAGGGAATCCAGCAAAACACAATGGACAAACCTACGCACACTTTCAAGCAGACCCACTCGGGACAGACCTGGCGCTTCAGCGCGTAGATGCGTTTATGCCAGGTCAAGGGAGTATCGGGTACATACCGGGTATGTTCTATGGAGGCCGTGCCGCGCACTACCGAGTTTCAGATTTGCTTTCACTTCTAGGGCTTGGCTCGACCTATTCCGCAACGCTCACCCCCGCAGAGATAGACGGTGAATTGTTTTACGTTGTGCCCACTTACTGGGGCTCACTGCTCGTTAGTTTGGCCGAGAAATACTGGACATGAACAGGTACCTTGCGCTGACCGCTTCGCTCTTCGAGTCCTCGCAACACCGTCGCGCTTTTTTCTCGCAGTCAGTTACGAAAAAAGTTTTCAGGGCAGACATCTCCTTAGCTCCCAGAGTGCCGGTATCTATGGCTGTACGCAGAGAGGGTATGCCATCAACTGATTACATGGCGACTTTAGCTTCTGAGTTCGCGCCCAACATGCATCTGGCAATTTTCACAAGCCAGAGTCGGCAGGGCACTCAATGGTTTTTACGAGAAGCAATCTATCTGCCGGTAATTGCTCAAGCGTATGAATACACTGAGCCCCGCTTGGGGATGACGCGGTGGCCCACCATTGGAGAAGGTTCAGATAGTTTATTATTCAATATCACCGAGGGCTCAGGTGAAAACCAGGTGTCCACTGTACCGGCAACGGTAGATTTGCTGGCTGCTGTGGACTCGGCGCGGGCAGTACGGCAGGCCGTTATCGTTGAGCGCATGGACGATGGCCAGTGGCGTGTGGCCGGCTATGGCGAGAGTCAGCAAGAAACGCTGGCCGCGCTCAATCTGCAGGTGACCACCTCGGGCACATTGTATGCGGTAGGCCTCGATGATTACGGCATCCGCTTCGTTCCTTCGTTGGCAGTCGCTGCTGGCCAACGCATCAGGCCCAACCGGTTTGCCGGGTGGCTTTACGAGATCACCGAGCCCGGCGTTCTGCCCGCAACCGAGCCGCAATGGTGGCCCATAGAGGGTGACAACCCCTCGCGCCAACTGGGCACCGCCCGGGCGATTGCCGTGCGTTACTACCGACCCCTGGCGCTGGGGCCAATCACAGCCGAGATGCTTTGATGATTGCTACTGAAGTGGATGCCGGCTGGCGAACAGCGCGGCAGGTCAGCGCACGCCCGGCCGCCAGTGCTTGGAGTCGCAAGCCTGAGCGCAGTCTGAATCGTGCCAGCGCCTGGGGCGATGCCCAGCCGACCGAGAAAACGACACGCACCGACTGGGCAGCTGTGCCGGCACTTGATCAAGGTCAGACTGGTCGCTGGGAATCGGCATCGCCAACAGACGGCGGGAGCGTGGCGGCAGGATTCGTTCAGGTGCCCAGCAAAGACCTTGGGTTGGCAGGAGCATGGGATCACAGCATTCGGCCGGCTGATTGGAGGGTGACAGTCTCCTATAACCCGGCGCCGGCAAAGAAGGACGCCAGTACCGCGCCACGCTATCAGCGGGTGGATGAATATGGCCCGCGATACGACGCAGCATTGGAGGTTGGGCGCAGCCTCTATGTGCCGGGCAACGGCCCGCTGGTGTTTAACTTCGGTGATGAACGGTATGCGCCGAGCAATTCCCCGTCGGTGTTCTTCGACTTCCGCTATGTGCCGCCCGCCCGGGTCATCCAGCCGGTAGACAGCGGCGCTGCGTTCAGCTGGCGGCCTGCACGACAGGTGGGAATACCGATGCAATTGCTGTGGGGCAGGGGGCGCCCTCTCGACCCCATTCCGACGGGCATCGATTACCCGGACTACACCGGCCCGATCACCATCATCGTACCGCCGCCGGCCGAGCCGGATATTCTGGAGACCTACATGATTGCGAACAGCGTCAGCCTGGCGGTGCTGCCCGATCGCACGCCTCTGGATGCCACCGGCATCCGGGTCGGGCTCGATATCGACAGCTTCGCCTGGACCCTATCCGCCAACCTGTTCGGACGCACCTCTCTGGCCCAGGTGCGCCCCGACGCCAACGGCCCGAAAGAGGTCGAGCTGACCATCAACGGCCACACCTGGGTATTCATCGTGGAACGCTACTCCGGTACCGGCAAACTCGCTGATGAGCGCTACACCATCACCGGCGTTAGCCAGACCCAGCTGCTGGCCAAGCCCTACGCCCCAGCTCGTAGCCAGAGCAACACGGTACCGCTCAACGCACAGCAGGCCGCTGAACTGGAGTTGCAATATACCGACTTCATCTTGCACTGGGACACCTGGAACGCCGGGCCACCAGACTGGACACTCCCGGCTGGGGCGTTCAGCTATGAATCCAAAACCCCGATGGAGGTAATCGCCGAGCTGGCCGAAACAGCCGGCGGCATCGTCAGCCCCTCGCGCAACAGCCGAGAGCTCACAGTGCTGCCTCGCTACAAGCAGCCGGTCTGGCAATGGTCCAGCGCCATCATGGATCGCATCATCCCTGCCAACATTGTCGCCTCCTGGGGCAGCGAGTGGCAACCGCAGCCGGAGTGGAACAGTTGCTACGTCAGCGGCACCAACCACGGCGTCAGCGTCAACGTCCGCCGCGCCGGTACCGCAGGTGATGAGCCTGCACCGGATGTCTTCCACGACTGGATCACCGGCGAACAAGCCGGCCGAGCCCGCGGTATCGCTGAGCTGTGCAAAGGCGGCAACCAGGAGATCATCACCCTGGACCTGCCACTATTCCCGCAGCAAACCGCACCGGGCCTGGTGGAGCCGGCCATGCTCTGTGAAGTGCGGGACATTGAAGAAACCTGGCGCGGCCTCTGCCTCGCCACCGAGATAACCGCCGAAGGCATCGGCGCCTCCCGGGTCAAGCAAACCCTCAAACTCGAACGCCATCACCGGGAGGGCGCATGAGCACAGTCAACCCATGGAAACGATTTATCGGCCTGCTACCAGGCGGCACGCGCACCGTCGGCACAGTCGCCAGCGTGGACCTGCAGAACGGGACCAGCATCATAACCCTGCGCAACGGGAGTCAGATCAGTGCAAAGGGCACCAGCGTGGGGCGGGGGTTAAAGGCGTTTGTGGTGGATGGGCAGGTGATGGGGCAGGCGCCGGGGCTGGTGCAGTATGAGGTGGAGGTATGACCAAGCTATATTTCAAAGTGAAAGCCCCAGAAGGTCTGAGGCTTTCACGCTAAATGGTCAGGTGAGTGCTAATTAATCCCCGTCGCCAGGCGGCGGTGTAGTAGTACGGCAGCTGGCTGGGAAGTATTTGTTGTTGTCTGCAGTGCTAGGCTTGCACTGCCACAAAATCGGGCCGGAGTATCCTGCAGCGATAGTTGCACCTGCAGTGGTTTGCGGCGTCATCACAACAGTAGATCCGTCTAGACCAGTAACATTTGTGCCTTTGATAGTGGCGGTGACCACGCCACTGGTTACATTAACTTTCTCAACATACTGTGAGGTGATGTCTCCTTCGGCATCCAACCCAGCAGCCTCGTTGTTAGCAGGTAGAGTTCCTTCTGATTGAAAGTACTCTGCAACAGCAGTACGGCCTGAGGAGGCAAAGGTCAATACTTCAGACATCTTTGCGCGGTTAGTGTAATCCTGATAAGCCGGCAGCGCGATTGCAGCCAAAATACCGATGATCGCCACTACGATCATCAGTTCGATAAGCGTAAAACCTTTTTGCATTTGAGCTTTCATTTAAATCTCCATATTTTTTGAAAGGCCGTATGACCTATCTGAGGCATAGCAGGTACCGTGCCAGCTTCTCGATTCTGCATCAGTCTGGGTCTGTACCTTGCGTAAACTGTGGCCTTGCGGAGGTCATCACGCGGAGTCCCCACGACAGGGTTGTGGTTTGTTATCCTATTGGCAGCACTGTTTGGCACACCTACTACTGTGCCAAATGCCAGAATGGCACACCTGATGGTGTGCCAAATCCAATTCAAGGGACGAACCGTGGACGCAATCAGCCTGGATACAGCCATCCTGATCACTGGGATCAGCAAGCGGACCCTCTGGCGCCGGGTCACCGAAGGCCAGCTCACCCGTCTGGAAACAGACGAGCGCGGCCGAGCCATGGTCGCCTTCAGCGAGATCGCACCGCAGATCAACATCCCGATCGAGCCGGAAGATTATGAGCTGCTGGTCGATGCCGACGCCGGCGATGCGGACGCGCAGAACGACTTGGCTCAACTGCTGATCGACATCAATCTGTTGGATATGGGCATGCACTGGTTGAAGCAGGCCGTCGACCAGGAACACCCAGACGCCATGCACAACCTAGCCAAGCTGCACTTTAAAGGCATCGGCGTGCCGAAGGACGAGAACGCCGGCCTGATGTGGCTGGCCAAAGCCTCAGCCCACGGCCACGTGATCGCGCGCCAGCAAATGGATGCATTGGTGTCTCGAACAAACTGACGCAGTAATCACTCACCAAACCCGCCACCCGGCGGGTTTTTTATTGCCTGGAGAAAACCATGCCAGTAATCACTGAAGAAAAGGCCGGCGGCATCAACGTGCTCGCCTTCCTGGATATGCTCGCCTGGAGCGAAGGGACGAGCACCATCAAAGCCTCAGATGACGGGTACAACGTGTTCGTCGGCGGGGCGCTGTTCACTGACTACAGCGATCACCCACGCCGGTATGTGAAGCTGCCCCGGTACGGCATTACATCCAGCGCGGCCGGGCGGTACCAGTTCCTGGCTCGCACCTGGGATGCCATCGTTCGCAACTACGGATTCCGCGGCCGCTTCATTCCCGAGGCGCAGGACCTGGCTGCTATCAAGCTTTTGATGGAGTGCGGCGCCTACCGGCTGATCCAACAGGGTCGTATTGAGGATGCCGTAGCCAAGGCCGCGCCGATCTGGGCCAGCCTGCCCGGGGCAGGGTATGGCCAGCGTGAACATAAGCTCGCGCAACTGCTGGAGATCTACGAAGGAGAGCATGCCGCCGAGCAGCATACTGAGCATGAACTGGTGGCTGTGTACTCGGACTGCGGGGGCGCGCTGGCATGATCGCCGTCCGCGTCCTGGCGCCATACATCATTGCGCTGGCAATTGGCTCCCTGGTCGGATCGTGGGCCACCAGCAACCACTGGCAGACGCGTTACAGCGAGCAGCAAACAGCCCACACCGAGCTGCTGCGCCGGACCGCCGAGGCCAATGCCGCAGTAATCCTGCAGCAGCAGGCTAAGCAGCAGGAACAGTCCTGGCGCCTGGCTGAACTGGATACCAAACACACGCAGGAGCTATCTGATGCACTATCTGAAAACCGCCGCCTCGAAGATCTGTATTCTGCTGCTGATGGCGAGCGCCGCAGGCTGCGCATCGAAGTTATCGTCGCCCGTAACGATGCCATCGTGTCCGAAACCACCAGCGCCCGCAGCGTGGGCGATGCAGCCCCCCTCGAACTCAGTGGAGCAGCTGGACGCTCTGTTTGGAATATTCGAGCCGGAATGATCGAAGATCAGAAGAAGCTGTTGTATTGGCAGGAGCGGGCGAAGGCGGTCACTGCAACGGAAGAATGAGCCCCGCCCCCCCTCATTCCTCACATTTCCCACCTCTCGCTCCTATCGATTACTCCGCTCGGCACAGCCATGACTGCGCATACATCACGCCATCAATCTCCTCTGTCCCCGTCAGCACCATTCCATTGGGCGCCATAGAGTGCAGCTGACAGTCCATCAATTCCGGCCAGGGCGGCTCGCTCAGCGGCCACGCTCCCCGGATTGACGCAACCACAGATGACCGGCCCATCACGCAGCTTTCATGATTGATCGCCACGTCGACCCGCTTGCCTTGGTCTTTGCTCAGCTCTTTTGGCGTAAACGGCACGCCGCGGCGTCGCATCAGGGTTACTCTGAAAATCAT